ATCCTATGATAGAAAAAGTTCAATCTATCACTACAATCGGCGCACAAACACTTGTCCTTGATAGGAGTGATGTTAAGAAATTAGAAGGAAAGAGAGTAGGTATTATTGATGATGTAGTATCTACAGGTGGTTCTTTGATAGGGCTTCAGACAATGTTAGAAAAAATTGATTGTTCTATTGTATGTAAAGCGGCAGTCTTATTGGAAGAGGCTGGATATGATAAAGGTGATATACTTTATTTAGAAAAACTCCCAATTTTTAAACCATAAGGTTTTGTAGGATTGTACCTTAGAACAACCCTATTACACACAACACACACATAAAGGAGACAATATGTCTAATCCATATGAATTAAGATTTAGACTCTTAGAAATGGCATCGAGCTATCTCTATGACCAACAAGAAAGACAACGGGGCTTTGCCGTTGATGCATGGGAATTTGCAAAAGAACAAGGTGAAGCAAATATGAAGTTATGGAAAGAACTTCAACCTGAATCCTTTACCATTGAGGATATTAAGACGAAGGCAACTGAACTCTACGAATTTGTTGAGAAAAAAGCCTAGGTAAAATCAGGGAAATAAATGATTCCGATAATTGATTTCAGAAGTAAAACCTGCATAGAAGAAATGCATAGAGCATATACTACTTGTGGGTTTGCTATCTTTACCAATGTCTATGATAATTGGTTATCGGAATTTACTGATTGGAAAGAACTTATGGAAGAGTTCTTTCAACTACCACTAGATACTAAAAAACAATATCAATATAGTGGAGTAAGAGGCTCATTAACGTGTCGCGCTGGCTGGGGTGAAATGGGTTATATTCAGAATCGATCAGGTGATTTGAAAGAGTCTTATAACTGGATTGATTCAGCAAGAATGCAAGATCAATACTGGCCGACAGAGATTCCAGAGTTCAAATCATCCGCTCAACAGATCCTTCAGATCTCTCAACAACTTTCTCATCAGTTTTTCGACAAGTTCGAAAGCATGTTCAAACTCAAAAAAAAATATTTAATAGATAAGCATATGAGTGGTTATGTTAATATGAGAATGATTCATTATCCAGCGCATGAGAAGCAAGAGGAACACGAGTCTGGAGGAGAACATACTGATTATGGTTCTATTACTTTACTCTTTCGTTTCAATGATGTTGGTGGTTTACAAGTACAGGATAGAAAAACAGATGAATGGATTGATGCTCCTGTAGTGGAGAATTCAATAGTATTAAACATTGGAGATATGTTTCAAAGATGGTCTAATGATACGTTAAAATCAACTAATCATAGAGTTGTTAATACATTTCATACAAAATCTTGCTATTCAATGCCTTATTTTGTAGATCCCGGTAGAGATGTATTAATTAAGAATTTCACAGATGAACCAGATAAGCATTTACCAATTTCTTCTGAAGAGTACTTACAGGACATGCTGCGTTTGAATCATGACAAAAAGAATTGGGAACTACAGATTAATTAATGAACACTTAACTAAATACTTATATTAATAATTATAGAAAGAGGATATTATGTTACCGATATTATTATTCAATGTTATTTCTAGTCTTGTCGTGGACAAAGCAACAGATTTAGCAACAGAGCATGTGGAAAATATGATAAATGATCTACTTCCAGATGAAGCAAAAAAAGAATTAGATGAAGTAATTGCCAGCGATCCTTCGCATGCATTTGATAATGCCAAAGATGCATTGATGGGAGCAGTTGAAGGTAAATTACCTATATCATTAGCAGACGGAACGTTGAAACCAATAGAATTAAATTTTAAAGTTACTTATAATCCTACAGATGGGTCAGTTGATATAGAAAAGTCTTGATATTTTTTTTAATGTGTAGTATAATATATTATGTTTAAGTGAAAGGATTAAATGGGATATTTTGATGAAATGCTGAAAGTGGCGAATAACACTTATGGCTCTAAAGTAAGTGATGGTGTTGAAGCTGGTGATGTGGAAAGCTTTATTGACACCGGATCATATATATTGAATGGATTATTATCAGGGAGTATCTATGGAGGATTACCCTCAAATAAAATTACTGCATTTGCAGGTGAAAGTTCCACAGGTAAAACTTTTTTTGTTTTGGGCTGTGTCAGACAGTTTCTCGCAGATAATCCTACTGGTGGGGTTATATATTTTGAAAGTGAATCTGCCCTAACCAAAGATATGATTGAAATGCGCGGAATAGATTCTAAGCGCATGGTCATCCTTCCTGTTGCAACAGTTCAGGAATTCAGAACACAAGCAACTAAAATTTTAGAAAAACATTTAGAAGAACCTGAAAAAGATCGTCCCCCAATGATGATATGTCTTGATTCATTAGGTAATCTGTCTACTACTAAAGAGATGGAAGATATCGGTGAAGGTAAAGAGACCAGAGATATGACCAGAGCACAAATGGTTAAAGGTACTTTTAGGGTTTTAACTTTATTAGGTGGTAAAGCTAAAGTGCCCCTTGTTGTTACTAATCACACATACGATCAAATAGGAACATTATTTCCTCAAAAAATTATGGGTGGAGGAACTGGCTTACATTATGCCGCATCTAGTATCATATTCCTATCTAAAAAGAAAGAAAAAGATGGTACTGAAGTAATTGGTAATATAGTTCATTGTAGGACTTATAAATCAAGACTTACAAAAGAACATAAAATGGTAGATGTTCTTCTTACATATAAAGAAGGATTGAATAGATATTATGGTTTAGCAGAGTTAGCAGAGAAGTATGGAATCTTTAAAAAAGTTTCTACGAGATTAGAAATGCCTGATGGAGAAAAGGTATTTCTAAAAACAGTTTTAAAAAATCCCACAAAATATTTTACAAAAGAAATTCTCGATCAGATTGATAAAGTTGCCGGGAAAGAATTTTTATATGGTGAAATGGGAATAGAAGAAGAATTAACTCTTGAAAATGATAGTAGAGAAAGTTAAAGTAGTAGAACTAACATTAGAAGACGGATCAAAAATGATATGTCGCGGGGGTGAAGAAGCAGTACTTAGAGCTTGGGGAACTTATCCAGTAGTTTCCGCTAGGTGGACAGGAGAAGAAGAAACGATGCAATGGATTCCGGAAGGAGAACTAAATGAGTAATGAATTAACAAAAGAAGATTATGATAGAATAGACAGTTATTATAGAATGGTCCTACATCCCAAACATCCTGAAGACGTCACACAACAATGTATAGAGATGATGACAGGCCCGTTTAAGGGCGTAGTATATAAGTATGGCAAATTCCAAGTATCACCACCAGATACGGAAGATGAAAGTACTGCTAAGTATGAATATGATATTATAATGGTACCACCCGAATTAGAAGGTGTTGAACACACTGATGAAGAAGGTGAAGAATTTGAATTTATGATTGGTGAAATATTAGTAAAAATGCTATGGGACAGACATCAAGAAACACTAAAATCAGAAACAACAAACCCAGTAACTTTCGTGGAGGACAATGAATCAGAGGATAGAGCACCTAATACTATCACATTTGATACACAATGAACTATTTTCTCGTAAAGTTTCGCCCTATATAAAAGCAGAATATTTTGATGATAATTCAGAAAAGATTATCTTCAAACAAATACAAGAGTATATTCTCAAACATAATAGCTTGCCCACAAAGCAAAGCCTTTTAATTGATTTAGATCAGATAGAAGGTTTGCATGAAACAGAATTCCAACAAGCTACAGATATAATTAAAAAGTTAGATAAGCCAGAAGAAAAAGATATAACATCTTGGCTTACCGAAGCTTCAGAAACGTTTTGTCAAGATAAAGCAATTTATAATGCAGTTGTCGATGCAATTGCTATTTTAGAAGGTAATGAAAAACAAACTAATTTATCTAAAGGTGCAATTCCAAGTATCTTATCTGATGCTTTAGCAGTATCATTTGATCCACATGTAGGTCATGATTTTATTGAGGATGCGAATGAAAGATTTGATTTTTATCATAGGGTTGAAGAAAAGATTGAATTTGATTTAGATATGTTTAATAAAATTACTAAAGGAGGGTTGCCTAACAAGACACTTAATATTTGTCTTGCTGGAACAGGTGTAGGCAAGTCCTTGTTTATGTGTCATCATGCAGCAAGTTGTCTTTCTATTAATAAGAATGTTCTTTATATAACTTTGGAAATGGCTGAAGAAAGGATCGCTGAAAGAATAGATGCAAATCTTTTAGATGTTCCTATTAGTCAATTGGAAGAACTTTCAAGAAACATGTATCAAAATAAAATTGATAAGATAAATGCAAAGACAAAAGGTAAAATTATTATTAAGGAATATCCTACAGCGGCAGCTAGCTCAATGCACTTTAAAAATCTTTTAGCAGAATTAAAGTTGAAACGTAATTTCGTTCCGGATATTATATTCATAGATTATTTGAATATATGTTCTAGCGCAAGAATTAGAACAGGAGCAAATGTAAATTCATATACTTATATTAAATCAATTGCGGAAGAATTGAGAGGATTAGCAGTAGAATTTAATGTTCCAATTCTTTCTGCAACACAGACCACAAGATCAGGATTTACAAGTACAGATATAGGATTAGAAGATACATCTGAAAGTTTTGGTTTACCGGCAACTGCAGATTTTATGTTTGCTATAATATCTTCGGATGAAATGGAAGAATTAAATCAATTACTTGTAAAACAATTAAAGAATAGATATAATGATCCTACATCTTATAAAAAGTTTATTATTGGTATAGACAGATCTAAAATGAGGTTATATGATGTAGAACAAAAAGCTCAAGAAGATATTGCAGATAGTGGACAAGACGATGACCCGTTATTTGATGTTTCTACTAGCAATAGAATGCGTAATAAAGCAGACTTCGGGGCTTTTCAATATGAATGATTTAGATTTTGTTAAAAATTCATTAGGATGTATAAACGAAGCCTTTAAAGAATTTAAGGATTTTTATAATACGTTGGAATTCGGTTTCCGGAAACCTATTTCTCATTGGCATGCCTGCGCCAACAGAATGGAAGAAATATTAGAAGAAGAATTAGATTTTTCTTGTTATGTTAATATACGAAAAGATAGAAGCCATGCTTTATATGAAATAACCTTTGATGGAGCCGCTAATGTTCCCGAAGAACATATTTCAGAATCTGAATTAGAAATAACAATTAATTTATCACCAGAATTTTATACGCAACAACTATCCATTCCGGAAGATGCTTGGGAAAACTATAAACAACAACTCACCCTCACTTTCATTCATGAATTAACACATTCTTTACAATTAGATGACGGCAAAAAACAAAAATATAATGATTATTTTTCAAGCCCATTTGAAATAGATGCGTATAGTTCTGAACTCGCCTTTGATATGTTTCTTTATAATAAAGAAGAAAAAACTTGCGATTCGTATGCAAGGTATGCTACAATAGATACTAAGGTTTCTAATAAAATGAAAACCTTGGCAAAAGAGAAATATCAGTATCTTAAAAAGACTAAATAGTTAAGTAAACTATATTAATAATTAATAGGTAAGTAATAAGGAAAAAGTATGAAAACTTATAAGGATCTAACCCTCGAAGGACTGACGGATGGATTAAGCGGAGGGCATTTTGGTGGATATATAAAAGAAGATCTTGCTCGTGATATTGAAAAAGGCTTTAAACAGTTCGATAAGCTTGAAACAGATTATAGTACTGGTAACCATTACGGTAAAAAAATAAAATGTGGAGACTTCTTTATTATTCCGGAAATTATGATTGAAGGCGAAAAAGGAGGAGAAGGATACAAAGAAGAAATTAGGAACGTTTCGATAACCCTTCAAGATAAAAAAGGAAAGGATGTGACGAAGCTTCTTGATGATTCTGATGATGTATACGACCCCATAGGTCGCAACAAAGGAAACCGCGACATGGAATGGCACAAGTTACAGGGTACTCTTCCCGGTTGGCAATCCGGTGACCCAGTAGATATTCATGGAGCGAGTGAGAATTTAAATGGAAAATTAACTTCAGTTGATAAAAAATTGGTCAAATCAATTGAACAGTGGTGTAAGCAAAATTCAGGGAAGTAATATGGATAACGTAGCAGATTCTGCAAAAGAAGTTCTAGAGACTATGGCAATTAGTAAGTTAGCTGTAAAATCAATAGAGGATGTAGCTAAGCGCGCTAATAGAATTACTAGATGGGCCCGGAATAACGGTCAGATGGGCGCGGAAGCTAATTCAATTAAAAAGATGGCTAAAGAACTTAATGATATTATGGATAAGTGGACAAAAGGCGATACGGTAATTGTACCATAGAGAAAAAATGAAAACATATACAACTTTTATGGCACCTGGTTATATTAAGAAGGATATCCGGACTCTCTTAGAAAGAGTAACGCCGGAACTCAAAAAACAAGTGCTCGATAAAATCGAAGATGTTCAAGAAGATGAGGTTTTAAGATCTATTCTCGAAGCTATACAACGAGATGTTATGGTTGCTCTTCTTGAGGAGAAGTGTGAAACTGCTAACATAAAAATGAATAAAGAAGCTTTTATTGACTCTATCATTTTAGCAATTAATAAATCAGGTGCACCAGCTAATGACCAAATGGATTTTTTAAAAGAACTTTTAGCCGGTGAAGTATTTGATTGTAAAAAAATGGTACAAGATAGTCACAAAAAAGTAGTAAGATTAGATTCATATGTTAAAACCAGAAGCCCCATATGGCCAAAAGTTAAAGATAAGTTTATAGAAAATATAACAAAAATAGATAATCAGAATATTGGTCCAGGTGAAATTTTATTTATTTTAGCTACTCCCGGAGCAACGAAGGGTAATGAAAACAATAAAGGCGATGTCGAATTAGCAGACGGTTATAATGTAGAACTTAAAGCATCCGGAGGCACGTTTTCCAAACCTGACAAATTTGCAGATGCTAAATTATTTTTTATTAATGCGTTCAAAGATTTAGGTAGCGATATAACAGCAAAAGAAGCAGATAAAATGGGTCTTGGAGGTAGAAGTGTTTATAAGGATAGCAATGCGACAGGTGGTATACCTAAAGCCCTTTCTCTTGGTAGTAAAAAATATACTACTTTATGGATGGAAAAAAATGGCGGTTCACAAAGACAAGCAGATAAAGCTTGCGAAAAACTATGGCATGATATTTGTGTTGAAGCAATGCCTTTTGACAAAGCCTCGAAATATGTTTTTAATAAGACTGTAAAGAATGGATTAACCGATCCTAATGAATTTATAAAACAATGGAACGCCAATGCATTAAATGATTATAAAGAACATGGATGGGATTATGTTACATTATTTGATAAAATATCATTGGATGTCATCTCATTTAAAGATGGGAAAGATCTCTATACTTCTAAAGAATGGAATCCAGGTACTGAATGGATGTTAAGATGGACTGGTGGAGGAGGTTTTTCTGGTACAGGATCATCTACAAGAATAAAAACAGGTCCTTTCAAAAATGAAGCAATTTTTGATCCTGGTGATACCGATTTTGAGAAAAAGATAAAAGAAAAAAATGCAATA